AGATTCCCACCACGTTATGCCGCCAAAGCACTGGCTAAGAAAGCAGTCATTGGTGAGCGACACCGCTTCGAGTTCCAATGTGCCTGTTGTGATGAGTGGTTCAAAGATAAGGAAGTTCAAGTAGATCACATCGTACCTGCGGGTACACTACGTAAGTATGATGACCTTCCTAAATTCGTAGAGAATATGTTCTGTGAGGTTGATGGACTACAGGTGTTATGTAAACCTTGCCATCAGAAGAAGACCAACGCAGAGCGTGAGGAGCGAAAAGCAAATGACAGTTAGACACTTAGTAATACCAGACACCCAATGTAAACCAGATCAATCTTATGACCATCTTGAGTGGGCAGGTAAGTATGCCGCATCCAAGAAGCCAGAAGTTATTGTTCATCTTGGTGACCACTGGGATATGCCTAGCCTATCAATGTACGATGTAGGTAAGAAGTCATTCGAGGGCAGACGTTACACCAATGACATAGAAGCAGGGCATCGAGGTATGGAAGCCTTTCTAAAACCCATCAGAGACGAGCAGAAAAGGTTACGTCAGAACCGAAAGAAAGTATGGAATCCTAGAATGGTATTCCTTGTTGGTAATCATGAACAACGTATCGAGCGAGCCATTGAGAATGATGCCAAGCTAGATGGACTTATCGGCTATGAAGACTTTAAGCTTGACGATTATGGTTGGGAAGTGTATGACTTTCTAGAACCTGCGATCATTGATGATGTAGCCTACTGCCATTACTTCACTAGTGGTGTCATGGGTAGACCAGTAAGTAGCGCACGATCAATGCTTACTAAGAAACATCAGAGCTGTATCATGGGACATGTTCAAGATAGAGAGTGTGCTTACTCTAAGAAAGCAGATGGCACTAGAATCACTGGACTGTTTGCAGGTATCTACTATGCTCACGATGAGGACTATCTAAACCATCAGACTAACGGCAGTTGGAGTGGAATATGGATGCTCCATGAAGTCAACAAAGGACAGTTTGACGAGATGCCAGTATCAATGTCCTACTTGGAGAAGAAGTATGGCACTAACATTTAAAGACTTATGCGAACGTCTTGCCCACCTAGACGAGATCACACTGCTAGAAGTATTAGACATAGCCAGTGAAGACCTTGTTGATAAGTTTAAGGACAAGATCGAAGAACGCTACGAAGAACTTGAGGAGGAATTAGAATGAGTATCAATGATGCAACACCAGAGCAGTGGGATAAAGCAAGCCACTCTGCCGCCCTCTTAAGCTATAAGAACATGGCTGAGAAAGAAGCAAGTAAGATAGACGAGATGGTAGAAGAACCGCCTCACTACAACATGGGAAGTATCCAGTGTATTGATGCCATCGAAGAGTCTATGGGTTCAACAGCCTTTGAGGGATATCTAAAAGGTAATGTCCTAAAGTATCTCTGGCGTTATACTTATAAGAAGAAAGCACTGGAAGATTTAAAGAAAGCTAAATGGTATCTTGACAAACTAATAGAACAAAAGGAATCAACATGAATATCATAGATGGAAACTTTAGTGACAAGAAAGAGCGTAGTACCACATTAGAAAAGCTACAGTCAGCTATCGATGGTATGCAGATATCAGAGGCTGATGCTGATACAGAGTTTGCTCTTGTTGTATTTAACCCTGATGGTTACACCACAGTCGGTACTAGTATGAGTATCATGGAAACTGTGTTCATGTTAGAAGCCGCTAAGTTGGGGCTAATGACAGGTGAGCCTGAAGACTCCACGACACTACAATAGGAGGTTACTATGTCAGGTAAAGGTAGTAGCCCTAGACCAATACCAAACCCAGAAACATTTGACAATAACTGGGATGCAATATTCGGTAAGGCTAACGTGAAAGATCATTCAGATGAAGATATAGAGAAAGAAAAGAAATCTAAAAAGGTAAAGAAATAATGGACGTATACCAGAGTTATATTCACAAGAGCAGATACGCTAGATATATACCAGAGAAACAAAGACGAGAGACTTGGGATGAGACAGTAGATAGATACATCTCATACTTCAAGAACAGAGGTAGCCTTGATGATAAGACAGGTGAGGAGCTAAGAGAAGCTATCACAAACTTAGAAGTCATGCCCTCGATGAGAGCCTTGATGACAGCGGGTGAAGCACTAGACAGAGACAACGTAGCAGGATTCAACTGTAGCTACCTACCTATTGACCACCCTAAAGCATTCGATGAGATGATGTATATCTTAATGTGCGGTACTGGTTGTGGCTTCAGCGTTGAGCGACAGTACATAACTAAATTACCAGAAGTATCGGAGGACTTCCATGCCACAGAAACAATCATCCACGTTGCCGACTCTAAGATTGGATGGGCTAAAGCCTACCGTGAACTTATCACAATGCTCTATAGTGGTCAAGTTCCTGAGTGGGACTTATCTAGAGTTCGTCCTGCGGGGACAGTGCTTAAAACCTTCGGAGGTAGAGCAAGTGGCGCAGAGCCTTTGGAAGACCTCTTCAAGTTCACTGTTGAAGTCTTTCGGTCTGCCGCAGGTAGAAAACTCTCTTCCATCGAATGCCATGATATCTGCTGTAAGATTGCACAAATCGTCATCGTTGGAGGAGTCAGAAGATCGGCTCTTATCAGTCTCAGTAACCTCACCGATGACCGCGTTAGAAGAGCCAAGACAGGACAGTGGTGGTTAGATAATCCTCAGCGTGGTCTGGCTAACAACAGCGCATGTTACACAGAGAAGCCTGACTTCGAGGCTTTCTTGAACGAGTGGTCTAGCTTGTATGAAAGTAGAAGTGGTGAGCGTGGTTTCTTTAGTCGAGTAGCTAGTCAGAAACAGGCGGCTAAGAATGGAAGACGAGACCCTGAGCATGACTTCGGTACTAACCCATGCAGTGAAATCATACTAAGACCTAACCAATTCTGTAACCTCTCTGAAGTAGTAGTAAGATCAGATGATACAGTAGCATCACTAAAACGAAAGGTACGTCTTGCTAGTATATTAGGAACACTGCAAGCCACCTTAACTGACTTTAGATATCTAAGAAAGAAATGGCAACAGAACACTGAAGAAGAAGCATTGCTTGGCGTATCAATGACAGGCATCCAAGATTGTAAACTAACTAACGGAGTAAAGAATGGACTACCTCAACTACTTGAAGACCTTAAAAACGAAGCTGTTATCACTAACAAAACGTGGGCTAGAAAGCTTGGCATCAAGCAATCAGCGGCAATTACTTGTGTTAAACCTAGCGGGACTGTTAGTCAGCTTGTCGATAGTGCTAGTGGCATCCACGGACGTTTCTCGCCTTATTATATTCGGCGTGTTAGGGCTGATGTTAACGACCCTCTATGTAGCGTACTCAGAGATGCAGGAATAGATTCAGAAATAGACAACAGGTCTCCATCAACACTGGTGTTTAGCTTCCCTCAGAAAGCACCTAAAGGAGCAGTGATGTCTGCATCACAAACAGGAATGGAACAGTTGGAGTTATGGGATGTTTATCAAAAACACTGGTGCGAACATAAACCGTCTGTTACTGTCTATTATCGCGATAGTGAGTTCCTTGATATTGGTAGTTGGCTTTACAATAATTTCGATTCTTGTAGTGGCGTATCGTTCTTGCCATTCAGCGAACACTCGTATGAGCAAGCGCCTTACGAAGAAATCAATAGAGAACAGTACACAGAAATGAAGAAGAAAATGCCTAAGAGTATCAGTTGGGATATCACAGAACACAGTGACACCACTGAAGGAGCGCAGACATTAGCATGCACTGGAGGAGCATGTGAGATTTAACTAGGCAAAACAAAGCCCCTATACCAAACGGTGTAGGGGCTTTTTAGTGTATCCTTACTTCTTGATAGTCTTTGCTATCTTCTCTCCACTTCGACCTACGACATAACCGCCTAGACCTAGTTGTAAAAGCATCCATGCTTCATCCCTGAGAGGGGTTGCTAGTAGTCCTAGCGAATCACCTACAGCAAGTACCATAAACGTCAGCATTGTAATAGGTCTCCAAGAGGAGGCTATCCAATTCTCTGAACTAGCTTCACTGTTTACTATATTAGCACGAGCAGTTAACGCTTGTGTCTCGTAATCAAATACCTGTTGCATCGCCACCGCCTGTACTTCTAGCATCTTAGTCTTAGCGTTTAAGCGTTCCTCATCTGACGTATGTAGATCGTCAACTAAGTTAGCCGCAGGTTTGAATATGTTTGAAATTAAATCTGTTACACCTATCATTATTCCTCCAAGAGAGCAGGTATTAATGGGAACGAAGAACCTATGCTTTTAAGGAACTCGTTAATCACATCTTCAGGTTCTATACTTCCTGACAATATCCCATTAAGACCACTCATTGTATCATTAAACTTCGATGCGGCAGGGCCAAGTAGTACGGTAGTCGGGTCAACACCCCAGTTACTAGCACGTAGAGGATCAACCGCAAACGACAAACCACCAATGTAAGTTACCGCAGACAGAATATGGTCAATAGCTTCTCTGTCTTCCCACTTCTCAATGTCACCTGTCTTCGCAAACTCACGTAGTGCAGATGCCATAATCTGAGTTGCCAACATCATACCAATATAAGGTGCAATCACTGCCGCCTGTCTTAGCTTGTCCTCAGTTGTGCCATTAGCTACCATTTGGTTATACCAACCTTTCATCACTACGTTGTTGAACACAACAGCGAACGACTTAAGCTGTCCTATTAGCTTGAATCTTTCATCAGACATCCATGCAGGTTTCTGCACCATGCGAGGTCTCATCACAGTGTCTTCTACTATGTTAAGTACACCCATCTTAAACTGATTTCTATAGTAGCTATCTTTCTTACCACCACGTAGATGCCAGTTGTAAGCTTCGTTGACATCAAGACCTGCCTGTGCAAACTTATCACTGATACGTATCTGCTCTTCTATGTTACCAGTGTTTCTCGCTTCAGTATATAATTCAAGGTCTGACCTGAACGCTTGTTCACCTAAGATAGCCGCTGTCATACGTAATGCTTCTGTCCACTGAGGTGTGCCTGTCATGTTATAGAAGAAGTTTTCAAAGTTACTAATTCTTCCACCAATCTCATTGTCACCCATACGTGCAGATGCAGTATTCTTTAACTCATAAAGACTAATACCTAAATCACTTATGATATCTTGCTCAAGAAGGTTTGAAGCCTCTTGCATTGACAAGCCACGACCATGTTTAAACTGTTGCTTAACAATCTTAGCACTAATCTTACCTGCTAATGCAATAGCCTTACCTGTTTGTCCTGTTCTAGAGCCTACAACGAACACCTCAGCCAAAGAAGGAAGAAGTGAGAGGGGTAGTAGCGTTGCAGATAAACCCGCTCTAATCGCATTCTGAGCCGTTCTAAGGCCATCTCCTTTAGAGGTGTCTAAGTTACGCTTAGGGATACGCTGAGATAGATTCATTGCATCAGCCATCTCTCTCAATGCGGCTTTAGCATCAAACCTCTTACCTTGATTCTGAGCATCTTCAATTACTTCATAAAGCTCTTTGTAAAACAACTCACCCTCTGAGCCAAATGTCTTAGCATGTCCTAGTCTTTCTGACATCATATCATAGTAAGAGAATACAGCTTCTTGAACGCTAGTCTTAGGGTCAAGCCAGTTGCTCCAGAAGTCCTGAGGTAACTCAGCCAACATACGATGTGTTTCAACAGCGTTCTGCTTGTTTACTTTAGCACCTGATGTAAGCCCGCCTCTGCCTACTCTGCCTTCCATACCTTTAGCAACAATCTTCATTGCCTTATCGTAGGCTTTCTTCTTAGACAGTCCTTCTTTCTCTTGTATCTCTTTAGCCTTAGCATCTACATCTGTCTTAAATGTATTAGCTACCTTGATATCAGTCTCATTACCAAAGTGTTCAAAGCCTTGCTCTTCAATCCTACCTACGTAAGCTTCGATCTTGTCTCTAGTAAGCTCTAATCCTTTAGCTTCAGCTACCGCTACAGCTTCGTTAATAAACTCTGTACGATTAGTCTTTATCTTCTTGTAGTCTAGTCTACCTAGTAGTGGGAAGTAAGTACCACCCTCAAACAAAGTAGCATCGATGCCTAGAGTCTTTAAGTCATTCTTAATTGTCAAGTCTAAGAACGTAGCCAACTGATTAGATGCTTTCTTCTGCTGTTCGTTTAGAGTAGCATACGCTTCATTCTTTAAATCCTTAGCCTCTTTACTATCTTCAGGCATGACACGATGATCATGTACGGCTTGAGCTTCTTCCTTGCTCAACTCCATGAAGTCTCTAACACCTTTGTTGTATGTGGTCTTGTACTGCATAGCATTAAAGTGTACAGGCACTACGCCTATTCTACGACCAAAGTCACCAGTAGTCTGGTTAAACTTAGCCGCTAACTCTCTAGCTTTAGGTGTATTTATTCTTCCCACAAACTGTGCAGGTTTATCACCAAGTACAGGAGCTAATAGTCTATTGTATAGGTGTGCAGACTTTGTTTCAGTTACTGGAATCTTTTCATAGTTCTTTTTCCAATATCCATCCTTTGTATCCCACTCTAGAATACCCTCATCAATCTGCTTTGCCATAGAAAGGTCAGCGTTATTTCTAGCCTTATTCATAACACTACTACCCACCCCGAAAGGCAAGCCTAATATACCACCTATAAGACCCTCAACAGCAGACTCTTTCATAGCCTCCTCGATGTCAAGCTCATCCCAGTAGTTTGTAGCATTACTTGCTTTAAGAGTTGTAGTGAAATCCTGAACAGCTTCAGTAGCGGCAGAAGAAACTACAGCAGTACCAACGATTCTTCCTGTTGAGATTCCTTCCCCTACTCTTCCGCGTATATAGTTAGCCGAGTCTTTCCTGCTACCTGCATTCAATGCTTTCTGAACATCAGGTGTAATCTGCTTCAAAGCAGGAGTCATAGCCTTGATAAACTTAGAAGCGGCAAAGGGTTCTAACGCACCTAGCGCAAAACCAGTGCCAATGTCTGCAAAAGAGGCAGTGTAAGACTCGTCCATATCCTCTGCTTTCAGACCAATATCACCCACGTTCATTAACCCAGATGTGACACCACCTGCAATTAACGCACCTGCCGAACCTTTAGCACCAACAACCACCGAAGGGACTGCCGCCGCCAATGAAGGCAAGACAACACCCATAGTACCTGTACCCCTAGCAAGCTGATCTAGTAAACCTCTGAAGGAAAACTCACCATCTTCATATAGTGGATGAGCAGTAACACTCTCCACATCACGCATGTTCTCGTTCTTGCCATCGACCATAGCTTGACCGAAAGCACTATCTGCAAAACCAAAAGCCTCAGCCAATGACTGACCGCCACGGTATAATAGAGCCTGTCCTAAATCGACACCTGCTCCTACTTGATCACCTAATCCATCAGGTCTGCGTTCTACGCTCTGATTAAATTGTGCATCAGACATATCCCACAGAGCATCAAAGTCTATGGTTTCTGACATTATGATTTCCCTTCTGCTTTCTTCTTTGGATCTGACATATCTGCTATTACTGATCTTATCTTAGTTTTAGCAACATCAGGTTTACCTACGTCATACCATGATGTAGTCCCTTTTATTAAGTCATTAAGAAAAGAAGACTGCACGTTAGGGTCATAGTCAACAAAATCACCGTCTGTTTCAGCAAATATAATACTAGCTATTCCTTTTGATTCATCATCAGGTACACCTTTACCTTCAAGCATAGCAGATATGTTAGATATCTTAGAAGTATAATTCCTAAACTTGTTGTCTACATTCTGAAGCTTCAACAACTCAAGAGCCATAAGCTTATCTTTGTATTCTTTATCTTGCTTGGCTTTGGCAACCGACTTCTTAGCACCAAGCCCTACCTGTAAGGCTTCACCTAAGTTTGCAAGAGTACCTTTACCACTGGATGAGTTGGCTAACATAGCCGCACCCATAGCCATCAAGTCTACTCTACTCTCAACGGCATCGAACCAGTTGGTTTTTCTCTCACCTGTATCGCCTTCAGCATCGATCTCAGCAGTAGTCATGCCTTTATCTACAATAGGAGTAGAAACAACAGCTTCATCACCATCTAAACCATAAGGGTCTTCGTCTTCAGGAGTAGGAGGAACGCTAACAATCCCTTCTCCGTATCTACCAAAAGAGCCTTCCTCTACTCCAGTGACTTCATTACCCATAAAGCCTTGAGCCGCCTGTACGAGAGGATCAGCAACAGCCTCAGTGCCTCTGATTACAAGATTACCTAGCTCTTTAGCTCCTCCAACTACTTCGTTTACGATACCACCACCGCCTTGTCTTACGTCTTCACCAAACTTTGCAGGGTCAATCCAATTAGGTGTTTGCATATCTTGAAAGAACTTGATAGTATTACCTACAGCCTCTGGGGTGCTAGGATTAGTAGTGTCAGGGTTACTTTGTATCTGCGCTCTAAGCATATCAGCAGTCGGAGGTAAAGATGCATTAGCTACATTACCTACACCTCTGCCTAATAATGCAAAAGGACTGTTAGAGTTTAACAGAGTCTGTCTCATAGCTTCTTGCTGAGGATCAGCGGAGACTCTAGCTTGGAAGTCTCTGTATGCTTGCATGATATCACTCATATTATCTTACTCCAGTATTCAGTAGCTGAGGTTGCTGTTGTTGCTGTTGTTGCATTGCCGCAAGCTGTTTATCTATATATGATTGTAGAAGATCAGCTTCTCGATTACGTCTAGGAAGTAGCTCTTCATTTGTCCATTCGTCAGGGTCACGTAACATAGAAATACCTTTAGTCATGTCACCTTTCATAATCTCACGCATACTGTTAAAGCCTAAAGCACTGTTACCGTAGTTGTGTACTAGCGAGACACCTACAGCTAACTGCTCTGGTGATAGGTCAATACCCTTAAACTTCTCTTTAACACTCTTCGCTGTCTTGTCAATGTGTGATCTAGTAATACCCATTGCAACATCTGATGGTACATTGAAGTGACCTATCTCTCTCTCAACAGCTAAAGCATCTTCACCCTGCTTACCTACATAAGGTAGTAAAGACTCTTGCACATTACTAGGTAGTCCTAACTTCATAAAGCTTTTCAAATCCATCTGACCAATATCGATGCCGCCACCGAATGTTAAACCAGACTTGCCAATAGCTTTACCATCTCTCTTTGGAATGTATGTTCTAGCCTCAGAGCCTTCCATAGGAAAGCCCTCTTCTTGTATTATAAACTGATATAAAGCATCGTTATTAGTCATTATTTATTCCTAATCCATAAACCCAAACATCTTACCTAAAGCGTTACCCCCTACTGAGCCTTTCACCGCTTCTCCTCCTAACGTACCCGCCATAGGCATTCCTGCTAATGTCAAACCTACGCCAAGTAATGCACCGAAGGGATCACTTTTAGTTTTCTCTGTTGTTGTTTGATCTGTAATCGAAGTAGACTCCCCTGATTGAAACTGCTCTCTGCCTAGCGGGTTTGAACCTAAGAAGTCATAGAACTGTGCAAGGTTAGCCATCTCAGCCATACGTGGAGCATCGAACTGCTGTATCTGATCCATCAACTCTGCTTGCTCTCTTGTACTTCTGTCTTGACCTATAGCAGACATAATACTACCGCCTCTTTCAAGCTGACTAGAGAAAGCAGGAAGCTGACTTAACGCTCCCATTGCTGTTTGATATCCTAAGCCTTTATCCTGTAGTCCTAAACCTATGTCTGCTTGCGATAGCTGTCTATCTCTCTGTGCCAACTGTCGTTGTTTTAAGTCTAGATTCTGCTGTGCTAATGCCGCATCTGATATTGACTTCTGAGTAGCTCTATTAATCTCACCACCAAGTAAACCTAACCCTTCACCAGTTTCACTACCGCCATACTGACCTGCCGCTGTACCTTTCTGGAACAACGGAACAGAACCTCGTTGGAATGCAACATTAGACTCATCTAAGATACTTGCTAGTTGATCTTGAAACGTCTTGTTAGTAGACAAGTCAGCAGTAGAACCCTCGTATGCTCTAGAAGTATCATACATGCCAGAAGTATCTGCCGCACCTAGTAAGTTACCAAGACTTTCCTGACCCATACCAAGCAAGTCTGACACACCACCACCTGTACCATATAAGTCAAGTAGAGCTTGCTCACCCTGACCTACCATCGCATCTTGATCTGCTAGTCTAGCACCTTGATAGATACCTTCAGTGCCTTGATTGTAGAGGTTAGAAGCACCATAAAGCGCACCAAGAGCTTGCTTACGTAGGTTTTCATTTAGCGTTACCTCTTGACTTGAAGTTTGCTTTTGTTCACTTTCAGTTGTAGTTGTACTACCGCCTCCACCAAATATACCACTCATTTAAAACTCCTTAATTATCATCACTCTGCTAGTAGTATAATCAGGTAAAAGCTTAACCCATCCTTTTCTACCTACTATCTCAACACC